ACCAATCTGACCTATAAAATTATCTTTTAATATATCAACTACTTCATCACAACTTCTATATCTTTTACCTTTTACAGTTGGATCCATAATATTAATTAATGTATGTTTTGATCTGTTAAAACATTTTTGTGATACAGGTAAGAAGAAATTAACTTTCCACTTATGATACTCATTAAATTTGAACCAAGATTGTAATTCTTCTTTCTCTCCACCTTTATTATATTCTTCCGTAGCAAAATATGGTGGACTTGTAAATGAACAATCAATATCTTTTATCTCATCCCAAGGTAAATCTTCAGCACCACAATTATATATCTTAACTTTTTTAGGTTTAGATAGAAAACTATTATATACTTCTATCTGTTTCATATATTGTTTGTAAGTATTAGGGTTTGGATCACAACCTATATACTCCTCAGCATCCGAGGCAAAGAAACCAGCAAGTCTATCTCCCCATCCACAACTTGTATCTAAAACTCTTTTTGCATTGGTTAATTGGTAAATAGTTTTAGCAACATTTGGTTTAAATTGAGTTGCAATATATGTACCTAATCTAAAGGCACTCATATAACTTGCTTCAGTTAACTTGCCACCTCTTAATTCTTCATTGCCATCAACCATAACCTTCTTCATATCGTTGATACCACGCCATATAGGTCCTAGACAACGCCATATATCTTTTGATGTGCCATTGTACCATACATCTAAAGGTGCTTTAAAACTATAACTTGAACAATTTAATCTTAACTTTTGGTGAAAATAATTAGATACATTATTATAAGTTGATGGTGCGTCTATAATACCTAGACCATAATCTTTATAATTATATTTGTAGTCATCATATTTTTCCTTAACATTATTGTCATTGAGTTTACAATATTGTGTAATGTCTTGTTTCTGTAAATCGTAAAATGAATTTCTTACATCATCTAAAGATATTTTCTTTAGAGGAAATACTGGTCTATACTTCTCAATATAGTCTGCTAAATCTAATCTAAATTGTTCTTTGCCAATATTGTTTGTTAACCTTTCAAAGGTTATTTGATCCATAATTGGCAAACCATTTTGATCTGCATATTTTTTTATATAATCTGTCATTTAGGTTCTTCTTTGTTCCACATCATTAATAGTAATACTACAAAAGCATAGATTACTATAACACCTGATAATGATAAATAAATTTCTAACATAATATTGTTTTACTAACTCTCCTATTAATATCTTTTAAATATTTTTCAGTCTTTTCTATTAAATAATACTTACGACCTTCTAACATACACGCTTCACCCGTAGTACCTGTACCAGCAAATGGGTCTAAAACTAATCCGTCTTTAGGAGTTACCAATCGTACTAGATATTTCATCAACTCTAATGGTTTTACAGTTGGGTGATTCGTATCTCCTTTTTCTTTTTTACTTGCTTTTGGACTATAAAAATATTTTGCCCAATCTTCTTCTAATCCACCGTGCATAACATTAGCGGGCCACCTTCCTTTTACTTTGTCTCCACCTTCTTTACTTGACCAACCACCTTTGAATATTGTTCCTTCTTGTTTCTTTCTTCTATTCTTTGATGTATCTATTTCTTCATCACCTACTCTACACTCATCTAAATTTAAATCTTTGTTTACACCTTTTCTTGCCATAACAATAGGTTCGTGTGCAGGTTTTAATAAGTTTCTTCTTTTAGGAAACCCACTACCATATATCCAATTTAACATATCAAAGATTTCAAAACCTGCGTCTTCAATTGCAACTGCCATTCTATGATAATTTCTAGTGGCAGCAAATGCTAATAATACACAACCAGGTTTAAGTGTTCTATATACTTGTTCCCAAAACTCTTTTTGAAATGCAATGTCTCCACCATCCCAAGTTTCACCCATAAAACCTTTCGCTGCTCTATGATAAGGTCCATTACGACCTTCTTTTTCATCTGCATTATTAATACCTTTTTGACCTGGTCCAAATCTTTTAACAATAGACGCTAAATGATATGGTGGGTCAGTAACACACGAATCAAATATATTATCATCTAAAGTTTTTAGATGTTCAAAACTATCTGCATTTATAACTTTATTATCCAAAGAATGCCTCCAGACTTGCTTTAGGTTCAGGTGTCCAACCTATTGGTTGTAAAATAAATCTAATAGGATCTACAAATGTTTTCTCAAATTGTAATTCATAATCAACATAATCTTTTAGTTTAAACTCTTTTGGTAATTTAGTTACATAACTAATCACATCAAACTTAAATGGATTTGCCTCTAGTAATTTAACAAATTTAATTTTATCTCCTTCTTGTATTAAAGGATATTTGTTTTGTAAACCAAACTCTTTTATTTGTTGATTATATATTAAAGCACCTTTCACGTGAATGGGTGTGCCTTTAATGAATACACTAGAACTACTATAATATTTTTTCATATTATTACAACTTCTAGGAAACGATACTGCCTCAGCAGGTAATTTAAAAAATTCTTCTTTAAAATCTTTAACAAATTTATGTAAAACTTCTTCATCTTTATTCATTATTATATTAATTGTTTGTTTAATTCTTGTTCTACAAATTTCAGGTGTTGAAGATTTAACTGCTTCAATACCCATAATCTTTAATTTAGGTTCGTCAAATGTAATACCTTCTTCATCTAATACATTTAACATATATCTTTTTTTCGCTGTCCATATACCTTTGTCGGCAACAACTTCTCGTTTCATTACCATACAATTTTTAAATGCGTTAGTATAATCTGATAGTTGTTCAAAACATTTTTCTAGGAAAGGTTCTATTCTTCCTTCAACAACTTTATTAATAAATCTTAATATCTGTTCTTTTGATTTATCTTTACATACTTGTTCAACAAGTGTATCTAATGTAAGATATATTGAATCTGTATCAGACGCAACAATATAATCCTTCTTTTCAGTTTGTAATATCTTATTTAAATATTCATTTACTTTTTGTTCTATAAATCTAATAATGAATTGTCCTGCAAGTGTAATTGCCATTGCCTGTCTTACATCATAATATCTAAAATATTGATTACCAATAGCACCATAAGCACTATTCAATGCAATTTTCTTTGCCCATTGTATATTATGACAACGAGCAATTTCATTTTTTAATTTAGGTTCTTTTGTTTTGTTATATAATTTTTTCGCCTCTAACATTTTACTCTTAAACTTAACACGATCATTATACATTTTGCCTAATAGTTTAGGTAAGAAACCTTGACTATCAGTTTTGAATAATGCACCGTTAGGTGTTATTGTAGCACCTTCTGTTTTAAGATATGCTAGAGGCGTTGTTTGGTTCAACATCTTATTAACTGTTATACCATCTGATTTCATACCAATAATTTTTTCTGGAGAAATATTATATTGCATAATCAAATGTGGGTATAGTGAGTTGATGTCAAACGAAACAATCCATTTGTGCATACCGACCAATGGGTCTTTTACATATGCACCAGGATACTTTTCATCTTTTATATTATCTTCTTTTGGTGGGATAACAATGTTATCTTTACGCAAGAAGTTATAGATTAATGTATCCCAAAATCTAACTTGTGAAAATACATCTTGGTAATTAATCTTTGCCTCGTATGCCATAGTTAAGATTAATTCAATTAGTTTTAATTTGTCTTCTAGTTTATCAACGATTTCTACATCTTTAATATTATAATCTACAAACGATTGAAAGTCTTTTGTATACCACTCTCTAAATGTATCAAAGGGATTCTCATCTTTTCTTATTCCTACTTCTACTTTACCTATGTAATCTAGTTTATAACTTTCTTGTCTAACAGGTATAAACTTTTTATATAAGTCAAGGTAATCTAACATAGTGATACCAACTAGATTATAATATAATTGTGATCTTCCTCTTACAACTATTTCTTCGGTCTCTACTAAATTCCAAGGTGATAATTTTCTTACAACTTTTTCATCTGTTAATAATTTAATTCTATTACACAAATAAGGTAAGTCAAAAAACTTTGTATTCCAACCTGTAATTACATCTGGATAGTTCTTCATCCAAAATTTCATAAACTCCATAATCAAAATCTTTTCTGACTTACATTTAATATAAGTTACATCTGTTCTATCGGTTTTATAATCACCAGTTCCCCAGGTTAATATTTGTTTATTAGATTGATTCTTAACTGTAATTGCTAGTAGTTGTTCTACTGGATTATTTACTTCTGGAAATCCATTTTCAGCACTACACTCTATATCAAGTGTAAATATTTTTATATGTTCTTTTGAAAATTTTATTTCTTCAGGATAGTTGTCTGAAATATATTGATACTGATAACGATCCATACCAAAAATAGGTGCATTACTTGTATTATAACTTCTTTTAAATTCTCTTGCTTTTTTGATATTGTCAAACTTAATTGGTTTTAGATATTGACCTAATAAAGATTTATGGTCAGTTTTATTTTTTGTAACTGCAAAAAGAGTAGGACTATAATCAATCTTCTCTTTAAATTCTTCACCTTTGTGTATACCTCTAACTAGAAGTTTACCATAATGTTCTATTACACTTTTATAAAAGTTCATCTGGTCTCATATTGTTATATCTTCTTTTAAAAGTGCCACTTTTTTATCTATTTTATTTTCTGTTGAATTAAATGTAGCTTTATTCATTTTCATATTGTGCCATTTAAAATCATATCCTTCATTTGTCAATTTTGATAAATTCCAAATAAATATTTTTTTATC